AAGGATGACCTCTAAAATGATACATGCACTGTTACCAAGCCTTCTATCCATAGTAGGAGATGCTATCGGGCGCTTTTTACCTGAAGATAAGGAAGCCAGGGCGAAGGCCGAGCGCGATATCGAGGCGCAACTATCTGCGCACTTGGCAACAATTGATCTTGCACAATTAGAAGTTTCCAAGCAAGAGGCTGCCCATCGTTCTATCTTTGTCGCCGGATGGCGACCCTTTATCGGGTGGTCTTGCGGAAGTGCCCTAGCCTGGACCTATATCGTGCAGCCGGTATTGTCGTTTATATTGGCGCAGACAGGGCATCTTGTGCCGTTGCCATTGCTTGATATGGGCCAAATGATGCCGGTTCTAATGGGCCTACTAGGCCTTGGAGGCCTCCGTACATTTGAAAAATTCAAGAAGGTTAGCGAGTAAGCACCTAGAAAGGTCAGGAACGTTTAGTTATGGATGGCATCCTACTAGCGCAGCACATGCTCAAGTCCATGAAAGAGCGAAAGGACCGTATTTCTGAGATGATGTCTGCTGGAACTGTGAAAAACTTCGAAGAATACAGACAACTGGTTGGAAATGTTGAAGCTTTGGACTATATAAGCCGAGAGCTGAAAGAAATCCTAGATAAGGCGGAATAATGCCCAACAAACAGGAACTTCCCAAAACCAACGATCCTGTCTCCTTAAATGTTGCTTATGTGGCAAAAGAGGAGCAGGTACTGGATCCTGCCAAAGTCGATTCAAATATTCTTGAGCGGTTGCCAGAGCCTACCGGCTGGCGTCTGCTGATACTTCCCTACAGAGGCAAAGGGAAAACAGGCGGGGGGATCTTCCTCCCCGATGCTGTTGTAGAGAGAGAATCCGTTGCCACTGTTTGTGGCTATGTACTGAAGGTTGGCCCTCTGGCCTATAAAGATCGTTCAAAGTTCGGCTACCCGAATGAACCAGAGAAGTGCTGGAAGCCGTGGTGCAAGGCGAAAGACTGGGTTATTTTCGGTAGATATGCGGGAGCGCGCTTTAAAATTGACGGCGGCGAAGTCCGCGTTCTGAACGACGATGAAGTAATTGCCGTCATACAGGATCCAGAGGATATCCTGCACATTTAACATGGGAGTATACCATGCCTGAACAAGACGAGTTGGTAGTAGACCTACCAGATAGCGGCGAGACTGTAGCAGTTAGTGTTGATACTTCCGCATCCGCCGCAGACAGACAAGATTCCGGAATTGTTATCGAAGATGAGGAGCATACGGAATACAGTAAAAAAGTTCAGCGCCGAATAGATAAGTTAACGAAGAAGACACGAGAGGCCGAGCGGCAACAAGATGCGGCTATAAACTACGCAAAAACCGTGCAGGCAGAAAACGCAACCCTGAAGAATAGGGTACAAAACCTGGATCAGGGCTATGTAGCCGAGTATGGAGACCGGGTAGCCACCCAAGCGAACTCGTTAGCAAAAGATCTTGAAACGGCAATTGCAACAAACGATACGGCAACACAGGTCGAGTTAAATAAGAAGCTCGCCCAGTTGGCAATTGAAGAAGAGCGGGTTAAAACGGCTCAGCTTCAGCAAAGGGCGTCGTATGCGACACCGCAACAAGCCGCATACGCTGCGCAATCAGCACAGGCTGCGCAGGCTGCCCAAGTCGCGCAACAAGTTCCCGTGAGGCCAGACCCTAAAGCCGAGGCTTGGGCCAGCAAGAACCCCTGGTTCGGAGAAGACGAGGCAATGACTTTTGCCGCCTTTGGCATACATAAGGCCCTTGTAGAAGATGAGGCCTTTGACACTGAGTCTAAAGAGTACTACGATGAACTTGACAAAAGACTAGTGGAGGCATTTCCGCATAAGTTTGGCGAAATTGCTCCCGCACCACAGAGTCGAAGGCCCCAACAGGCCGTAGCCTCTGCCACTCGCTCCAGTTCTTCTGGGCGCAAAACAGTGAGATTATCCCCCAGCGAAGTTGCAATAGCAGACAAGCTAGGGGTTCCTCTTAACGAGTACGCGAAATACAAACGCTAGGAGCTGATGATGGTTGAACAAGCAATTGACAAAACTCCTCGCGCTTCCAAGACCCGAGCGGCCACACCGCGAAGGAAGCCTTGGACCCCCCCATCCTTATTGGATGCACCCGCTGCGCCTGAAGGCTTTGTCCACAGGTGGATTCGCTCTGAAGTTAGGGGCTTCGATGACCGAAAGAATATTTCTGCCCGAATGAGAGAGGGCTGGGAATTAGTTCGGAAAGAAGAGTACCCAGACTTTGAAGCTCCCACCATAGACAGTGGCAAGTATGAAGGTGTTTTTGGCGTAGGCGGTTTATTGCTGGCACGTATCCCAGTTGAGGTTGTTGGCGAGCGCCAAGAGTATTTTCGGAAGCAAAGTTCCGATGCTATGCAGGCAGTTGACAACGATCTTTTCAAGGAGAACCAGCATCCTTCGATGGCGATTCAGAAACCTGAACGCCAATCGCGCGTTACGTTTGGAGGTCCTAAATCTTCGGATAATTAGGGCTTACTGTTAAACCCATTTGCCAAAGGAGCGAAAAATGGCAAATACTAATGGAGCATGGGGGCTTAAACCTGTCGCGAAGATGGGTCAAAACTCCAACTCCACGGGTGTGTCGGGATATACGCAGTATGAAATTGCCAATGCTAACAGTAGTGTCATCTATTTTGGTTCGCCGGTCATTCCCCTATCCACAGGGTATATTGACATCGTAGGCGCAGCCGCTGGTGGTACTGTTGGTTTGCTAGGTGCTTTCATGGGTTGTCGTTATGTCGCAAGCACCACAGGGAAACCCACGTGGAGTAATTATTGGCCTGGATCGGGTGCGGATAGCAATCACCCCATAAGGGCTTTCGTCGCGGACGACCCGATGCAGATCTTTAGCATTGCTACGGATGCAACCTGGACCAGCAAGGCAACAGCACGAGCGGCTGTCTTTGCTAACACAGCCTTTGATTCCGGAACAAGTGGAAGCACTACTACGGGCATGTCCTCTGCTAAATTGGACATCGGCACAATAGGAACTACGGATACGCTAAACTTGCGCATTCTTGGCTGGGAGGAAGATCCTCTCAATCAGGACTTTACAGCCGCCGGTATCCCTGCCCTTGTTCGGTTGAACAACCACTACAATAGTGCCAACGGCGCTATTGCTGCTGGTACTGTTTCAACCACTGGCGTATAGGGGTGTTGAAAAATGGCTATTAGTAGAGCACAACTAGTAAAACAACTTGAGCCTGGGCTTCACGCTCTATTCGGTCTGGAGTACGACCGTTATGATCGTGAGTATGAAGAGATCTTCTCCATGGAAAGCTCAGATCGTGCATTCGAAGAAGAGGTGATGCTATCCGGGTTTGGATCGGCACCCACCAAATCTGAGGGTGCTGCGGTAACCTTCGACGATGCCCAAGAAGTATATACGGCTCGCTATACAATGGAGACCATCGCTTTGGCGTTCTCCATTACGGAAGAGGCTGTTGAGGATAACCTTTATGATCGGCTTGCCGGTCGTTATACAAAGGCCCTCGCACGTAGCATGAGTCAGACGAAGCAGGTTAAGGGCGCTGCCGTTCTTAATAATGCTTTTGACAGCTCATATACGGGCGGCGATGGTCTGGAGCTTTGCTCCACGGCTCATACGCTGGCGAATGGCAGTACTTTCCGGAACGAGCTTTCTACCGCAGCGGATCTCAATGAGACTAGCCTTGAGCAGGCCCTCATTGATGTTGCGGGCTTCGTTGATGAGCGAGGTCTGAAAGTTGCGGTTCGCGGTATGAAGATGATTGTTCCAAAGGAACTTCAGTTCACCGTGGATCGTCTTCTTGAGTCCACTCTAAGGCCGGGAACGGCAGATAACGACGTCAATGCCGTAAGGAACATGGGAATGCTTCCTGATGGGTATGCCGTTAACCATTTCCTGACTGATACGGATGCATGGTTTGTCGTCACCGATGCTCCGAATGGACTGAAGGGCTTCAATCGAACTCCAGTTCGGACTTCAATGGAAGGTGACTTTGATACCGGAAACGTGAGGTACAAGGCCCGCGAGCGTTATGCGTTTGGCTGGTCTGATCCTCGTGGTATCTTCGGATCACCAGGAGCCTGATCGATAGGCATAACTAAGGGAGGAGGGTAACCTCCTCCCGCCTTTCTGGGATAATCTAGCCCTAGCGACTGACCCAGCAGACGCTTACGAAGACTCTAGGGCAAAACCTTTGTAAGGAGGTAGCCAAATGGCTAATACAACTTTCAACGGAGCCGTTCGTTCAGAGAATGGTTTCAAGGTTATAAATATCGCCTCGACAACTGGTGCTGTTACCGAAACTTCTTCCCAGGCGTCTACGGGTGTTTTCACCAACAAGTACATCAAGCACGTTGGTTACGCGACAGGTGTTACAGTAAACACCACGGCTGGCGACAGCCCTGCTATTGGTGAGTTTACTCAACCCGCCAATACCATCATAACCAATATCAAGATTTTTTGCGCTACGGCTCCTGTAATTGGATCGGGCGATATTGGTTACGAGGTTGGAACATCGAGTTCTGGCGCACAGATTGTCGCGGCAGTCACGGATCAGATTTTGGATGGTGGCACGACTGTTGTAGTTGGCAACGTGACGTTGCCCTCTCTGGTTACACAGACTGAAAGTACAACAACGGCTCCCGCCTCCGTGCAGTATGCTTCCGCAGAAAGAACGATCTACTGCAATATCACCAACACGGTAGATGCTACCACGGCTGGTTCGTTCACCTTTATTATTGAATATGTGCAAATTGCATAGAGAGATTGGGGGGGCGACCCCCCTCTCTTTTTAAGAGGAGGCTATAAATGGCTGATGCAGTAGCAGTTACAACAATTCAGGACGGTGAGAAAGATTTGGTGGTTCAACTCACCTCCCTGTCTGATGGTACGGGTGAGTCGGATGTGGTGAAGATAGATGTCTCTGCCCTTGGCTCTGACACAAATGGAAACGCCTGTGACGGTGTGGCGATTCAGGAAATCTGGGCGCAGGTAAACGGGTTTGATAGTGGTATTATTTTAAAGAATGATGCCGACACCGATACGGTGGCAATTCCCCTAGACCAAGGCTGGACACACCATGATTTCAGTTCTGTTGGAGGCTTACGTCAATATGGCACAAGCACGACGGGGGATGTAACCCTTTCCACTATTGGCGGTGGCTCGTCGGCGACATCGGGTGATTCTTATTTGGTGGTTATTCGCGCAACAAAACACTATGCATAGTTATCAGACGCCAGTTTCGTTCTATTAAACAGAGGAGACGTTGGGATGCCTAAAGTTGGTAATAAACATTTTCCCTATACCCCAAAAGGTAAGGCTGCTGCTAAAAAAGCAATGGATAAGAAAAAGAGAAAGAAAACTACTAAGAAAAGGTCTGCCTGATGGCAACAAGCGAAACGTCTGCCTTCAATCTCGATATACTAGAGGTATGTGAAGAGGCATACGAGCGGGCTGGTTTGGAGATGAAGAGCGGTTATGATTTGAAAACCGCTCGCCGTAGTTTGAATATTATGTCTCTGGAGTGGATTAACCGTGGGCTTAACCTCTGGACTATTGAAGAGGGGACGCAAACACTGACTGCGGGAACAGCAACATACAGCTTTCCTTCTGGGACGATAGATTTCATTGACCAGATGATCCGCACGGACGCGGGGGACACGAACAAACAAACCGATACTTCGATTACCCGTATTTCCCCATCTACTTTTGCATCTTTGCCAAATAAATTGCAGCAAGCAAAGCCTCTTCAAATCTATATTCAGAGAATTACCTCTCCGCAATACACCTTGTGGCCTGTACCTGATGACACGGAGACTTACACGCTTGTTTACTGGCGGGTGAAACGCATACAGGATGTCGGCACCAAGGGGTCTAACAATTATGATGCGCCTGAACGGTGGTTACCCGCTTTAACGGCGGGACTGGCATATTATATTTCAATGAAAAGACCAGAATCTTCTTCTCGGACACAGGGCTTAAAACAGGTGTACGAAGAGCAGTTTAATTATTGCGCTGAAGAAGACAGGGTGAAGGCTGGGTTTCGGATGGTTCCTGGTGGTTATGCGTGGATGTAATGGGTAATTACGCAAGTGGCAAATATGCTCTGGGAATTTGTGACCGCAGTGGACAAACCCATAAATTACATGAGCTTTATCCCCAGATTAAAGACGGGAAAGACACTGGATTAAGAGTTCACTGGTCAATGCTTGATGAAGACCAGCCTCAGTTGTTTCTTGGTTCAATGCCAATTGATGATCCGCAAGCGCTTCGGGTTACGCGGATGGATACAGGGTTGAGTGAACAGAGGGCAATTGTGTGGAATTGGTCACCTGTTGGAGATAATAATTCCTT